AATTACTATATCCAAATCCATAATATGGATTGTAAACATTATATCTATTGCCTAAAACTCTATTATTCCAATCAAATGATCTAGGTTGACTTAATGCATACTGAGCAAAGTCATATCTAAATTTAAAGTCAGTTCTTAATTTCCAACGTAATTGTGAGACTGTTAAAGTATCAACTTGTACGTCAGCTGGTACTACTAAGACTGTATCATAAATTGGATCATGATTTAAAGTGCTTAATTGAAAGGATGCACACCCTGTTATTAAAAGTGTTAAGTATATAAGAAGTAACTTTTTCATAGTTTATAGTTTTAGAGTTGTAGGGTAGCTATTATAAATAGGTTCAACTACAGGATGTTCTAAACTATAAAGCTTATATATCATTTTAAATAAATCAAAATTTTCTTCTATCTTATCAATAGCTAGTAGTTTCCAACCTTTTCCTTGTATCACATTTTTTTGCTTGCTCGGCCCTCTTGAATGTGCTTTTAACCACAGTACTCCTGTTCTTTCTATGTTAACTCCTTTAGATTCTTGTAAAGCAGTCGCATAAGAAGCTAATTGAAGGTCAAAAGACTTATGAACACTATTTGAAGTTTTAATATCAATTAACCAAGTCTCACCATTCATTTTACATACAATATCTGCTGTACCTGCATATCTATGTTTATCTGACCATACGAACTCTTCTGCTGATATTAACTCTGGTTTATGTGTTGTCCAGAAATCATAGAATTTTAAGATCATTTCCCATACAATTTGAGAGTACTTTGCTTTTCCGTAATCATCCATCCATGATACTTCTTCTCCTAAAATTAACTTTTCACAAGCTTCATGTACCTGGGTGCCCTGTTTACCCGCTTTGCGCATTATCAGATCGGCGTTATGCCCAACATCCTTCATCCATGTTTCGAAGAATTTATTCTTGGGCATATACTGGAGAATTGTAGTTACGGACGGGTAGTACACTCCTTCGCCTCTCTTATAGACCCTACGGTCTAAAAAATTAATTTGTTTTAACTCAGGATTAAAAGTTAACCTTTTCTTACTATTCTGTTCTAGAATATTCATTCCTTGTTTTATCATAAATCTAATTTTTGCAACATTATCTTAGAAAAGTCTAATTCAGTTGCGTTTTGTATTAAGTCTGTAAAGTTTTTAAATCCCATTTCGGAAGGATCTTTACCGGGTAGTTCTATTAAGTATACTCTAAATCCTGCAGCTACGAATTTCTCTGATAGTTTGATTGCTGCTGATTTTGCATCATCGTCTAATGCTATATAAATGTCTGTTAATTTACTTGTTAGTATTTTTTTCCAGAGTGCTGTGGGTATATTTTTACCTAAAATAGGTATCGCATTACGTCTTATAGCAATAGCATCAAAGACTCCTTCGCATAAAATAATAGGGGTGTTCCAGTTAATTAAGTTTTCGTAAAAGATTACGTCTTTGGAAGTTTCTGGATTCTTGTACTTATAGTAGTTGCCATCATAGCTTCTTGCAACAAAGTAATTGAGTGTACCGGATTCAGTATAACTTGGAAATATAACTCGTCCTCCATACTCTCCAGTTGTGCAGTATCCAATACTGTATTTAATAAAATCATTATCGGTAAATCCTCTCTCATATAGATACTTTCTAACTAAATTAGCTATTACTGAAGTGTTTGATGCTGAGTATAGTGGTTGATATTCTTTTGGCAGCTCTATTATAGATAGCTGTTTGTAGTGAATTTGTGACCCTTTAGGTACATATTTTAATATATCAGTTGCGGCGTCTTTAGGGGTATTCAGCTGTCTAAGTAGAGAGTATATAGTTCTACCTCTTGTTTGGCAAACCCAGCATTCCCATGGATTCTTTCCGTCCTCATTAGTAGCCATGTTTATTTCTAGTTTAGGCTTCCTATGATTACAAAAAGGACAGTGAAAGGCGTGATTTCCTCTAGCTTTTTTATGAGACTTACCAAGTAAGTTCTCAAGAGAACCTAGCAAAAAAGAATAATCCATATAGTTGTCCGTAACGATTATCTTATAATATAAGAATAATAATTCTAAATATCAACTAATTTTAGGTGTTTTTTTTGATTTACCATTACATTTGATGGTCTGATATCTAATTCTTGAGGATCTATACCTATTGCAGAAGCTTCAAGCTCTACTCCTTCTATCCATTCCTCAGGAATATCTCCTTTGAATTCTCCTAAAACCTCCATTTGAATAATCCCAAGTTTAGGATTTATTATTTTTACATCGTATATCTTTGCAAAATTATTTGTTTTTTTACCTTTCAATACTTTAGCATGCTCTAACTCTATTTCATCGGTTGTTACTTTATAGACTCTTCCATTAAGTAAGTATGCTGAACCGTAGTCTCCAGAACCTAAATATTTACCTCCTTTGTCTCTCAGTTGATCTACTAATTTTTCGAAGCCTGGGTCATAGTAAAGAATTTCTCCTAATATTACATGTGATAGTCTCATACCTTTTAATCTAGCGAACCATATTTACCGGAACCCATATCATCTGCAAATTTTTTACTTTGTTTTGTTAAAACTTGAATATAAATTGGATGGTTATCAGATCCTTTTGGCCCTGTACCGTAATAGGAGTTAATATTTATACCTTCTAAAATGTCTCCATTATCTATGTGTTCTCTTACGACTTTACCTACTGTGGTTATTACGTCACTCTTCCAAGAACCTTCCGGTTTAATTTTTTTACTGTCCTGGCTAGTTTTAAAAGCAGCTGTGTTAATAGGGAAGTTTATAGATTCTATAGTAGAAGGCATTCTATCGATAGCTTTTTTAAAGTCTCCTAAAGTATCTGCTTTGCCTAACCAATCAGTAGAGTAAGTTTCTCCATTCACAGTTGAAGTGTGGGCTCTAAAGCCTTCGAATATAATATTAGATAATTTCATTTCCGTTCTATTATTAAAGTTAAATCACCTGTTCCTTTTATTAGTCGATGATATACTCCCTTTGGTATAAATAGCTTGTTATCATATAAAGAAACAGGAAGCTTGTTGTCGAATTGGAATTGCCAGTCTGTTATGTGGGTGGCTATTATATACCTATCCTCTCTGTCTTTATGCCAAACAAATTCATCTTCGTTCGTATTTTGATCAAAGTATCTTATATTGCCGTCGTCTATGTACGGTCTACCAGTATCCTGAGAAGTTTCTTTTTCCACCTAATGATTTCCAATAACGTCCGATATTACATGCCCAGTAGCCTGGTTTAGTTTTATCTTTTTTAGTTGCACATTTATGACGTGCTGCAAAAGAAGATCGTGCTCCAGGTTCATCTATCTTAACATTTAACCCTGTTGTACCTCCAAAAGATACTTTAACAATATTTCCTTTTTTATTTTTAACATAAACGTAGAACTTTTTAGAACCTCCTCGTTTAGGTTTATTTAATGCTACATCCTTACCTTGGTACTCTGCTTCATTTAGTATTTTTAATGCAACATTAGATGGCTCATAAGACCAGTTTTTCTTATCTGTACTCTGTGTTAGAACTATATCTTCACCATCCGGTGTTGAAATGGTATATTTTCCAATTCCTGCATTTTTACCAACATAGCCTTTAGGCATTTTTGGGATTAACCTCATTAACTTATCGTCAGATATTTTATTAGTTTCATTTATCATAGGTAAGTCTAAAGGTACTTTTTTACCTTCAAATAATCCATATAGACCTATATCTGTTGTTTCTACTAGATTTATATCTTGTTCGTTAAGTTTTATTTTACCGTCTCTATGAGCGTCTCTTGCTTCGCTAAATAATTGTATAAAGCTATCGCTAGAATAACGGTAGACATTCTCATATAAAGAGAGTCCATTATCTATATGGTACTCAAGAGAGGGTAGTCCTATTAATTCTTTTAACTTTATCATATTTTAAGCTTTTTCTCCTCTTTCCTGCCAATCTTGCGATATAGAATCTTTTTCTATAGGTCCTCCTTTTGCCCAAGTCCTACAGCTTCTTGCAGAATGACATTTAAAGTGGTGCATCCAACAGTAACCAAGTCTTCCATCTGGGTCAGATGTAACTCCTGGCATGCATTCATCCATTCTAGGGGATATATCAAATGCTACGCAATTGCTACAATTAGTACCTTTAGCTGCTTTTTCTGTAGTATTCCAGTATTTCGCTATTTCTTTCCAGTAATTTGCAGGTTCGGAAACGTTTAAAGGACCATATTGTATATGTTCTGCTTTTATAGCAGCGTCTCTATTCTTAGTATTCAAAACTAAATCCTGTGTTGCTGCAGGGCAAGTTTCGTCGTTACCTTTTAATAATAAATCTCTTAATTTCATAAGTTAAAATCTTTTCTATAGAACTTACCTAAAACGTTATCATTTATATACGAATTTTTGTTCTCTAGTACTTCATTAATAAATAGGTACTTGCATTCAAAATATGTAAGGAGCTTCTTGTTAGGGACATACTGTAGAATTTTTCTTTCAAACTCCATTACACTATGCTCCTTAACTAATTTTAATATGTCTTTGTGTGAACCGTAATAATCCTTCCAATCTGATTCGGTTATTATTTTTTGTTTAAGAGGAACTCTTCCTCCGATTCCTTTTGCTTTTCTTTCTTCTCTTAATGCTTCTAATGCTCGTTTGCCTAATTTCTTATTCCTTTCAAAGAATAATACTTTTTTACCTAAGTACTTTGTTCCTGTAGGTCTATGTACAGTCTCATATATAAATCCATACGTACCTTTTGGCATATCTGTAATTTCCGTTATTAGGTGACCTTTATAGGTCCAACTGGGGACTGTTACCATCATGTTTGTTAATTTAAGATTAATAATGCAGGATGTCAACTATTACTCTATATTCTCTTTTAATTCTTTAACATTGTGAGTTAAGAACCCTTCTGCGTAATAGTTATCTACTTCCTCTACATCTAATACTGCTGTTTGTATGTTTTCATCTACTCTTACTTTACTTTCTACTTTAATCCATTCTTGATTTTTGTTAAAAAGATAATCTCCAACCTTTATATCTCGTGCATAAGTAAAGTATTTTTTCTCATTAGAAATTAAAAACGGTTGCTCAAAGGTTGTTTTTATTGTATTATTGATTAAGAAATAATAGGTATAAGAATCCAATATATTAGACACTACTGTAGATGTAGATGTAGAACCTGTGATAGCTCCTTCTTGGTACCAATCGGCATACTTTTCTATTTTACCTAAACCGTTTATATTGTAAGATACTACTTCATCTCCAACTACAATGTCTTCTATAACTTTTTGAGTTCCATCAGCCATATCAATTAAACTACCGTAAAGTAAACAGCCAGATCCAGACCCAGACCCTGACGATCCGCTAGAACCGGATGTAGCTCCATAAAAATCATCAAAATCTATGGTTGTATTCGTAGTACTGTTAATAGATCGCCCAGTGGCTGCATCTAAAGCTCTAATATCACTATCGTTAATAGTACATGTGGAAGTACTACCACCGCCAGCTTCAACGTGTATGTCGCTTAAAGAAATTGGATTACCTGATAATTGTAGTGCCATTGTAGCTAGTTTTTAGATTCTAACTTTTTTTCTAACTTATCTACTTTAGCAGATAGTTCTTTTATTGCTTCAACTAAGATTGGTGTTAGTTTTTCATACTTAAGACCGTAATACCCACCTTTCATTTCACCTACTACTTCAGGTAATATCTCTTTAACTTCTTGTGCTACAAATCCTATATCGCTTCCTTCATAAGGGTGTACTTCTTCATTACCTTTTATCCAATCAAATCTTGTACCTCTTAGCTCTAATACTTTATTTAATGAACCATCTAAAGTTACTATATTATCTTTTAACCTTTCATCTGATGAAGCATATGCTGTTATGTTTCCTGAGAAGTTACCTGTGACGCCATATATAATTTTCCATCTTCTATTAAAATCTCCTAAATTAACATCGTTGTCTGCACTTGGAATTATAGTATCTGTTTCAGCAAAACTACCTGTTACCTTAAATATAGGAGTAGCACCACTGGTGCCAAACATCTTAGTAATGCTTGTGCTGGCATCTACTCTATTAATTCTTACGTATCTTTCTGGGTTTGATACTACTTGTATACCTCCTGCTTTTATCTCTACAAAGTTACTTTCAATAGCAATATCTATAGATGTATCGTAACTCCCTAAAGTTGTAAAAGTGTCTGATTGACTTGCTGCTGTAGTAAACGTACTATCTGTATAAGTGGTAGATCCTGCTGCGTTCGTAGTATGATTTCTACCTGAAATTGCTCTAATTACCCACTTGTACTTAAAGTATATTGTACCGGATTCACTTAATGTAATATTTTTTACTTGACCATTTGCTCCAGTATGAGATGTTACAGCACCTGTTATAGCTGAGTTAGTTGTTGAACTCCAGGTGTATGAACTTACTGTATTGTGATGTACTATATTATTAGCTATATAGTTTACATAAGGGGGTACTTCTGGTGATACTACTTTTAATTCTTCTCTAATTAATTCTCTTTTAGTAACTAATTTAAGTTCTATACCTGAACCTATATCTACATATACCTTACTGTAACCTGGGTTAATTTCTTGTATGTTTATTTCTTCATTCCCGTCAGTCCAAAATTTGTGACTAGGTGAAACTTTAATTATGTTTCCATCTACCTCAATTTCAAAATGTTCATCAGTAGTGCTTTGAGTAACATTATGGGGTTTAACATTAGTAAACTTTTGATTAATTTCATCCCAAGCTTTAATTTCATGTTCAGTAGTTAAATCTTTTGCTAATATTTCTGACCCATCAGCTAATTTAAGAGAAGAGTCTATATCAACTGATTGAAAATTTTGAAGGAATGACCATGGAGAACCAGAACCGCCTGAATACCCACCGCCACCACTAGAGGCATTACTATTTACAGAAGCTACATATGAAGAGTATGAAGAGACATTTCCGTACGCTGTTGAGGTTCCTAATAATGTTTCTCCAATATTAGCATTACTACTATTAAAGGCACATAGATATAGTTTAGCTTCATGATAAGGTTGGCGTAGATCAAATCTACCGTGAGTTTGACCTGTATAAACTGCATTATAGCTTGGTGCAGAAACTGTACCGGATACTGAAGTGGAAGGTTTTTTAACTGTAAAGCTTGGTATATTTAATGTTATTTTAAAACTACCTGCAGTAGTTGCATTAAAAGTAGATCCGGCAGATTCACTAGCTACACTCCTTGTTACTTCATTCACTCCTTGGTATGCAACGAATGATACACTAGCGTTAGAGGTAAGAGAAGACCAGTTACCGCCAGTAGTATTCACTGCATCTATTGTTCTTGTCTCAGTAGTTCCTCCTCCATCTACACTTGTTAATTCAGTTAAAGGTGATATAGTTACTTTCTTATCAGCACCAGAGAACATTTGAAGTTCTGGAATATTAGGTTCAAATACTATCTCGCTATTATCATCTCTTAATGCATTTGTAGCTGCATCAATTACCCAGTCTCCAATCCGACCAGATGTAGCAGTTATATCTCCAGTAATAGAAGCATCAGATGCTGTCATTTGACCTTGAGCATCTACTGAGAAATTAGGATTTGTTGCATTTGGTACGTTTATACTTCCTCCTATAACTGTACCACCTTCTACAGTACTACCGATCAAAGAAGTACCTGCTATTATACTACCTGTTATGGCACTACCTTGTACTAATCCTTTAAAGTTAGCAGAACCAGTATGGTCAATATAAAATCCTTTTGAATGTATGCTTCCTGTAGCTGCTAAAGTGATACCAGGTTCGGCATTAAACCCTCCTCCTGTATTTCTAACTCCTGAGTATATTGCTTGGTTTTCAATAACCCAACCACCAACTGTTCCTGATGTTGTATCTTCTGTACCTATATAAAGTACTTGTATTTCTCGAACTCTTCCTCCATCGCCATTACTAGAATGAAGTGTTATTTCATTAGTACCTTCTTTTACTTGTATGTTTTCAAAATAAGTCCCCTCAGTAAGGTCATTGGCTCCTACATCAAACCTTGAAAGTCTCTTTCTTAGTTGTTTACCGTTTACGGTTCCTTGGATACCTGAATAGTTAGGTGCTTTTTTAATGGAAGGTAAATAAACATCAGCATCAAAGTTACCAGAGCTACGATCAAATACTACTCTTATAGTACTTGTATCTACAGAGCCTGATACTTCATATTTTGTCCAATTATCAGTTAATGTAACAACTTTGTTAGCGTATGTTGAATAATCACTACCAAGTTCTTGAATCTTTAAGTTAACTGTTCCTTGATTGAGGGTACCACCTCTACCTCTCATCCAAACTGATGCTTCATATACTTTTCCTGCTGTTGCAGTAATTCCAGACGATGCGTGGTGATGATTACTAGCGGTTGATTTTATGTTATATGCACCATTGTTACCGGTTGGGTCTGTAATACCAGATGATCTTGAAGCGCCATTAGCTGCGGTCCATCCTGTAGTAGAGATGAACTGCGTTAGATTAGTAGTAGGTATTAATTCTTCTCCTGTGTACTCTCCGGTAGCTTCAGCATCGTAAAGAACTAACTTTAAAGTAGCTGCTCCTGCTACTGCAGCTGTAAACGTAAAATCAGTTCCTCCAGCTTTATTAGTATTAGTCGGTATAAGGGTATCTCCTGAGAAAGCGAATATCTCTAAAGAAGGTGCATTTTCGTTCAGTGTATTTGCTTCTGTTAAGGTAGCTGAGCCTATAGTAACGGTTCCTTTAAATGCAGCTGTACCATCTGAGTCTATAAAGAAATTAGGAGAATGTAAAGAGCCGTTTTTGTTCAATACTATTCCTCCGTTTGCTGGTAAATAACCAGATAGAGTTGAGGAAGTATTAGCAGTGGCACCGGAATTAATATTATAAGGACTTATTTTCCATCCTGCAATAGCTCCTGCTGTAGCAGCGGCAGTAGTTCTTATAGTTGCTGTTGAATCATTATCTACGTTACCTAACCCAACATTTGCGGCAGTTGTTCCTGCCTGTATTTCGGCAGCAGATGCATTATCTACATTTCCTAACCCAACATTTGCAGCAGTTGTTCCTGCTTGTATTGTAGATGCAGATTGATTATCTACATTACCTAAACCTACATTTGCAGCAGTTGTTCCTGCCTGTATATCGGCTGCAGATTGATTATCTACATTTCCTAAACCGACGTCTGCTGCTGATGTGTTAGAATTTAATGTATTACTAGTAGTTAAATTAGTCCCACCTACAGATACTGTTCCGGAAAAGGTTCCACTAGCTGCTGATATATCTCCTGCAAATTTAGCATCACCGGAACTATTAATTTGAAATTGCGTACTTCTAATGCTTCCGTTATCTAAATCTATTCTTGTACCTGCAGTTGAGAAGTCACCAGAACCGTTAATATAGTTAGCAGATTCAATTCTACCTGTGGTAACCATTTCCCCTGTTATAGAAGTAACTTTAAGGAAGTGTGCTTCTATTGCTGGGTCGGTTCTTAAAAGGAAGTTAGTTAAATTCTCTTTTAATTTACTATTTAATGAACCTATTCCATAGTTATTAAGTTGTACTAATCTACCACCTCTTGGATTAGTCATGAAGAATCCTATGACTGCTCCACTACCAGAAATAAATTCTGATGTAGTTTTTGTCATTTGTAATGAACCAGAAACACCTAATGGCATAACTATTGTTCCACCTTGAGGAGTTCTTTTTAACTTTGTAATCTTATTTCCATTGTCAGAATTTGTATCTGTGCTAAACTCAGTTACTCCTGCTAGAATTGGGTGTGATGTAGGTATTCCAGAGCCTGTTGCTAGATTACCTCGCTGCCATTGTCCTGAACCTACTGCTGTAGATACTATTGGCCATTCTGTATTAAAAGAACCTGTGGTGTTACTTGCTACAGTATCGTTCCCTACTGATAATACAGATTTTCCTAAGTCAAATAAATTAAGTGCTAATTGTATTTCTGTTCCAGATACTGCCCAGTTTCTGTCGTCAAAGACATATAGGTCATAATCTATAGAATCAAAACCTTCTATGTTAGCAGGATTTGTGTTTCCATTAGAGTCGGTATTATTATCGTAGTAATGAGTTCCACCATTACCTCCTGTGTATCCTAAGCTGGATATTGCACCGAGTGTATTTGTAGATGTAGTTGTACCGGCGCTACCTGTTGATAAAAGTATTAAGTTGTAATCTGCTTTATTTTTAGTAGACGGAGTAGCAAATGTATCAGGATTAGTAACAGTAATATCTCCTTCTACACTTAACGATGTTCCATTCCATGATAACTTAGGTGATGATGAACCTCCTAATTTAAATGTACCGCCATCAAGATCAAAATTAGATCCCTCAGTAGCTGAGTAGTTGCTAGAAGCTATTGCTCCGGTTTGTACTACATTACCAGATATCTTAGTAGAGATTCCTAAAGAAGCTCCTGCAGACATTCTGTTAAACATTACATAACTACCTGCATTGATTCCATAATGTATCGATGCTCCTGGTCTAAAGTATTTACTAGTTATACCACTTGCTCCAGAATCATAAGTAAATAATGGTGTTTCAAAATCTCCGTTTTTAAATACCTTATAGCGTGCTCCTGCAGGAAGTACCTGTATACTAATTCTTAGTAAAGTATCTACTCCTGTAGTCCATGCTGTTGTTGCAGTACCACTTTTCTCATTCCCATT